CGGTATTCGATGCCGCCCGCACGCGCGGCGCTAATTTCATCCCCGCGCATCGCGGCATGGGCTATGTGCGCGCGATCCTCGCGCACACCCACGGCATGGCCAGTGCCAGCAATGCGTTCTGTGCGTGGTACGACGCAGCCGGCATCACCAATTTTCCCAAGGGCTGCAACAACAACGCCCTGGGCGCCGACGGCGACCCCACGCTGTCGTTTATTTCTGATGGCTACAGCAACTGCTGCAAGACGGGGTCGGCCAACAACCTCGCCAAGACCGCCGACAACGGTCAACTGTGCGGCCTCAAGGATGTCAATGGCGTGGTCTGGGAGGTGCAGCCCGGCATCGCTGCGGATGCCACCAGCTTCTACGTGGCAAAACCCAATATAGACTGGCGCGGCCGCACTGGCGGCACCTCG